TTCTTCACGCATGTCATCATCCCACTCTTCACGAGCAATCAAGTCTTCCGCTGCGGCGACCACAGTTGCCTGATCAGCGGATCGGGCACGAATTTTCTCGGGATCCAAATCTGCGGGCATAGGGGCATGGATCCTTTCCCCTAGTTCGTGAATTTGCTCCACCGACAGGCGATCGTCCTTTTCGTCAGCCCCCTCCCTCTGCTTTTCCAACAACCTGTTGACCAATTGACCACGATCGTTGATGTTCCCGTCCTCATCGAAGTAACGACCAAAACGACGTTCGTGGTGTTCCCTCTGCTCCACGGCATCACGACCGCCACCCGGCTCATAGTCATCGTCGCGCCAAAATGCCCGTTCCGGCAGACCACGCTGTGGGAAACGATTGCCTACATTCCGTAGAGAACGATCATCCGGCAGGCTGCCGTCCTCTTGGACACGAACCGCCTCAATCAGATCCTGAACATCCCTTGCTTCCTCTTCCGGAGTCGGATCCAAAATCGTTGCATCCCTACCCTCCAAAGCATTTATGTGTTCTCCAACAGAGTGTCCTGTTCTTTCCCTAACCTCTTCATCGTCCTCTTCGCGCCGTTCGTTGAACCCCCGCTCCTCAAAAAGTCGGCGCAATGGACGAGTTATCCTGTTGATAATTCCATCGACCTCTTCCCGGTCAACCGCTGCCTGTTCTGCCCGATCACGATCCGCAATCGCCTCATCCTGACCCTCAGCAAAACGATCCAAGCGGGCAGCCCTACGCTCGCGCCGCTCTTCCCGACGGCGATCACGTTCTGAAAAATCAACCTCAGCGCCCTCACGCTCGTCTCGCCTTCGGATCGCCCCCTCCCGACCCCTAGCGAATCGTTCCAACGGGCCTGTTCTATCTCTAGCCGGTTCCGCTTCTTCTTCTTCGGCTTCCGGCTCTCCCCTTCGCCTTTGGCGACGATCACGTTGACGGGGATCTCTCTCCATCAAACCTTCCCGTTCCTCCCGATGACGTTCATCCAACTCCGCCACTTCTCTGTCAAAAGCGTCACGCTCTTCACGAAGACGACGCAATTCACCGGCACGCTCTATGTCCGACTGGGCGCGGGCAACATCCCTATCAGCCCGTTCCCTTTGTCTCCCTGCCCGACGGCGACGCCTCTCAGGACTACCCATGGCACGAAGAACACGCCGACGAACACGATCAACCGACTCGTCTACTTCGCCCCTGTCAACCGCTTCACCTTCAGCAATAAGACGACGATCTCGTTCACCAATACGACCCTCCTGCCCGACGGCGATACGATCCACCCGACCAGCCCGACGAACCTGCCGACGAGACATTTGTCGCAAAGGAGAACGTTCATGGTCTCCCGGCTTGTAATCAATCCGATGACCACGATCATTTTCAAGAATTCCGGAACTGACTAAACGCCTTGCACCCTGAGCAATACCCCTGAACACGGCACCCGCTGGACGTTCCCATATCGTCCCCTCCTGAACGATCCCATCGTTGTCGCCGTCACGGGCATGTCGGTCATACGGAACAACCTTCGGCATCCGACGGGCAAAAGAAGAAATCCTGCCTAGACCTCGCCGCCGACGACGGCCAAAAACCTTCATAGAAATATCAGAACTTTCAGCAGCACGATTGAATAAAGCCGCCTTCATCTCTATGAGGGAATCTTTATTCAGTCCTGCTGTATGACTAATACGAATCTGAGAAACACTCCAACTGCGAACAGGCAAAGGACTCACATACTTGGCGAGCGCCTTTTGCTGAACAAACGAAGCAACGTAAGGGTTCCTTTCAGGCCGAAGGCTCTTCCCTTCCGGTCTCCGGCCACGTTCCTCAATTTGGGGTTTAGCCAGATAATGAGGCTTTTTGCCACCCTTGCGTCGTGGTGCCCGTTCCGACAGGTACAACTGGAACACCCACCGTGGAACGATCTTCCGCATCCCGACTGAATCATAAACAACGATTCTTTCGTTACCGTTTTTGATTTTCCCTGAATAGGTAACTTGTACTTCGTTTTTAAACTCTGTAACCCACCTCTCCAAAGAAAGCGTTGGATTGACTTTTACCTCTGGATCCCTGCTGATCGCAGCCCACCGGGTCCGCATCTTTGCTCCGATTGCGGCAGGAATTTCTCCCTGACGCTCAACCTTCACGGTTCCCTCAGGGAAAACATAATTAACCGACTTGACACCCTTAGTTAGCAGCCGTACTTCATCTCCGGCCATTCCCCCACTTCGTGGAATTTTCGATGTCACCCATGCCGCATCCTTAAAGGCGTCATGATCTTTGATCTTGATCAATTCTTCCGGCCCGACCCGTGGTTCATAAACAACACCGTCCCTGCGGACAACACGAGTTGTATTCGGATTTTTCTTAGCGTATTCAGCCACATCTTTGACGGCGCTGTCTCGCCTTCGTATGTCTGGCTTCGACTTTGGTTTTGTCGCTGCCTCACGAACAACAGCAAACGGGTCACCCTTGGGTGCCTTTGAAACCACATCCCTAGCCACAGAAGGGAGGTCATCTCCTCGTTGGAACCGCCGTTTCATTTTGTCTCTGTCAACAGCGGTGATGGCTCCCGGCCCCTTTCCGGGGGCATCAAGAATAAGGCCACCACAATTGCTCAACTTCGGATCGGCAAAGCGGCCACCATTCAAATATCCAGAGGGACAACGCAACGCCGAACCGCTGATACTAGGCAAACCGGCACCCAACCCACCACCACGACCGCCGCCCCCACCGGGAGTCAGAGCGCCGTAAAGCGCTGATCTGCCCGGATTACGATATTTACCCATATCGCCGGGAATGAAGAACGAAGCCATACTTTGCAACGTCCGACCCAGCCGCCCATGACTTCTGATCAAGCCGACCTTTTCGTGGACTGTAAGCCTGCGAGGGGAATGGTTCTCGTCCCAATCAAACGAACCCGGTACTGGCACAGACTTGGTACCAGCCATAAACCTTGCTGCTTTATATTCAACGGCATTCTGATCGCCGTTAATCGGCCTAGTCGTAACACCTTTGATTTCCCGCGACCAACGACGATACAAACGCCAACTTGCGATTTCTAAACCACAATCGTCGCTTTTTCTGCCCCGCCGCCTGCGCTTGCCGGGGATTACCCGTCTCGCCACACGCAAAACAGGTCCAAGTTTTCCACCTGCATGGTGGTTTCCCTCATTTGGCCACTGGCCAGTAGTTTCATGATGGAGCCAAGCACATAGAGGTTTGAGTGGATACAACTCAGGATGATTGGCCAAGATGATTATGCAACGACGAAATCCACCCGGCTTCCGCATAATGGGACGCCAGAATTTAATGAGGTGTTCTAAATTCCCACGGCGTGGCCCCCGGCCACGAAGAATGTCGCCAGTGATCCGTTCCTGTGGGAAAATGTCAATTACGTCTTGAGGTGCCTTGACCTCAAGTGTCATCTCAGTCATTCCACTCCCTACAGGTGACTAGTTTTTCGTGTTCTTCTTCTTTTTCTTGGGGGTCTTTCCGTCCTTATACGCTTCGTTCACATTGGGGGTGCTTTCGTCGTCTTTGACATAATGACCCTTCGCTGTCCGTGCCCGTTCACCCGTGGCCTCAGCCTCAGGTTCTGGTTCCGGAGCAGGAGCAGGAGCCTCAGGCTCTTCTCCTACCGTTACGATTCGCCCAAGATTGGGATCGAAATAACTTTTCTTATCCATTGGTATTACCTTCCATAGAGGAATTAGGTTGGGTCATCATCTCTTCCCTTGCATGTATTAGTCCCATCACTGGTTTCAACAATGGCGCACATGCAGGGTCATTTAGCATTTCCCGATAAGTCATCAAAAGCAAAGTCATGATGTCTTTGCTAGCAGGAGAAGGAACTCGCTCAACACGAGTCATCGTCCCGTCCCCATTGAGTCTTACAACGGCTTTCACCTCATCGGGATCGAACACTGAACATCACTCCGATGGCTTTTCGTCTGTTTCCATTTCAAGCATCTGAAGTTCCATCAGCGAAGCAGTGAACTCTGCTTCTTCAGCGGTTTTCTTCTCTGACCACTCAGTCGGGAGGAGTTCAACCTTCCCCATTTCTTCGGCCCTCTTGGTGATGTGATCCCTCACCTCCGAAGACTTAGTCCTGAGCGAAGCCTTAATGGCGTTTTCAAGATCTTCCCCGCTCACAATTGGATAAGAACCATCAGCCATTGCCATGCCGTCGTTGATTAGATCTTCCGTAGCCTCACTGATATGAGCCATCTTCAAACGGAGTTCCGCTTCGATGGAATCCTTCATATCGCGCAATGCCTTGATCTCGTCTTCTTCCTCATCGGTCAGTTCGATCATGTCCGAACCAAGGAACTTGCCGTCAACGCTGACGTATGCGTCGTATGACTTTCCGTCAGCACCGTCAATTTCGACAACGTAAGCGTCTTCACCTTGGAAGATGTCAACGTCCACACCAAGAGACTTGCCCTCAATGTTTCGTAGGGCTTCCACTTCGGCCTCATTGAACGAAACAATCACACGATCATTTCCTTCGGCAGACTTCTCTTGAACCTCTGGATCCAACATGATCCAACCCAAAGAAGAACCGTTCCCGGCGTAATACGCCTCCACAATCCCGTCATCGGTTTTCAGGTCAAGAACAAAGATGTCGTCCTTGGGCGCATAGCCAGAATCGACAACCTGACCGCCGAACTCCGTCTCAGCAGAAACCTCTACCTCTAGCAAACCGGGAAGACCCTTTTCGCTGACGCAACCACCACGACAGAAGTTGCACACATCGCCCTTAAGAATCTTGCGTTCGATGGCGCATAGGAAGCCACCACCTTCCAAGGATTTGGTGTCTGTATCCAATCGGGCCAAACGACTTTCCAAAGCATCTGAATCCAAAGCGTCCATTACTGTCATGGGTTCGTCATCTTCTTTGCCAATAAGAACAGCCATTGGAAGAGCCGGGACCATGTTCTTTTCGTCATCGTCCTCCTCTTCGTCCGGATCTTCCCCATTGGCTAGAGCCATCAAACGAGCGAGACGGTTCTTGCCCGGTTTCTTGCCGAAGCCCTTCCCGTCGTCATCGTCCTCGTCATCAGGAACAAACGGAGGAGCCACTGTCCCTGCGCCAACAGGGGTCATTGGAGACGCACTAGGTACGGCCTCCGCAGGTACGGCCCGCATGGGTGGCTTGGGTGCAACCATAGGCATAGGTGGCTTGGGTGCAGCCATGGGCATAGGTGGACGGGGCGGCGGACGGGGCAAATCTTCTTCATCGCCCGGAACATGCACCTTGGGATCGTCGTCATCAACCTCAACGACATAAGCCTTCATATCGTCAGTGATCTCTGAAGGATCCATTTCCACCACAACTACCCGTCGCTTGGCAGGAACCTCGTTCTTTTCATCTTCCTCCTCATCGAACTCAGGTGCCCCCGGCTGCATTTCAACCCGGTCATACGGGTAGCCAGTTGATACAGGATGCTGACGAGTAACAGCCTTTTCGTCGGCTTCACTCTGTTCCTCTCCACTTTTCTCTTCTACCTCTTGCACCTCTTGTTCGCCTTCAGCAAGGACTTCTTCGACTGCTGCCGCAACCTTCTCTTCCATGTCCTCTTCTGGGGCATCTTCGTCGGAGGCATCCTCAGCAGGAGCATCCTCAGCAGGGGCGTCCTCTTCGGGGGCGTCCTCAGCAGAAACCTCCTCAGTGCCATGCTCTTCGCAGTCATCATCTTCACACTCTTCAACAGAATGATCTGACTTAGTTTCTGTCTCTGACTCCAAAGAGGCTGCAACCTCCTCTAGAGCAGCAAGTTGATCCTCAAGAGTCTTCTCTTCAGTCTCATCTGTGTTGGTTTCTTCGTTTTCAGCCATTTTTGACTCCTATTGGGCAGGCTCGGTGCTTAACCATTCGATACTTGACAAAGCCTTACCCATAGCGAGGGCAACGCTCACTTTCGCTTCTTCATCCCCCGGCAACAAAACCTCTAAAGTTTTATTACCGGAAGCAAACGCTTCGGGAGTAGGAAACCTCACGGCCACTCCAACTCCGACCAATGCCTCTACAACATCGGCAATTTCATCTTCCGTTTTGCATTCCAAAGGAAGAGTCTTAGAAAATTCTTCATACGATCCGGACATCAACACCTTCTCTTCTGGATCTTTACGCTCAAGTGGCCCCTCAGAAGGCATGACTTCAGAAACAATGCTCTGAAGCGTGTCAATAACCTGAGTGATCTTCGTAACATTCATGGAAGAAATCTTGCGGCCAGCCTTCTCTTCTATTTCGCCGCCCTCACTCTTCGCTCCATCACAACCACATCCGCCACCCGACCCGCATCCGCAACCCGCGCCCTTGGTCTCTTCATCCAAAACCCGAACAAACGTTTCCAACACAGCAGCCTTGGGCTGGGAAAACAAAAACTCATTCTCATCTTTATTGAAAGTGTATGAAATGACCCATGCTTCATCGTTCTTGGTCACAACTGCTTTAGAGTCATCGAAATCCCATAAAGTTGCTTCTTGATCAAAGGCGGTGTTGATCGCCTTCTCAAGAAGTTTCTTCAACTCTGTAACTTCTGTTTCTGTTTCTAGAGTCTTTTCCTCAGTCACCACGAAATCTTTTACGGCACACAATTCCCCATCTCGTCCACACTCTGATTCCTCATTGTCTTTTACAGACAGCGTGCCAGTCAACTGATTCGCCCCGTGGAGTACGGGAGAAACCTCGTACAACTCAACCTCTTTCAGCACATTGGCTTGGTGCTGAGGGTCATAGTCGGCATCAATCGTCTTGTAGCCGATGCTCCATTCCTGCTCTTCTCCAAAGAATGAAACGTTAGCGAAGGCTTCTTTGCCGCGTTGAGAGTTCATATTGAACTGAACCCGTGCGTAGAGTCCGCCCACGCCTGCTGCCCTCATCTTCTCTGGAAGGCGTCGGTCACGAGGCGGCACTTCAATAATGTCCAGAACTTTGCCAATCGGCTCATTCCAGTTGTGTCCCCAGACCACCCGTGGCTTGCGACGTTTGAGAGAACCGTCAAAAGCGCCCGGAATAATGATGTCGCCTACTGAATCTTTATTCCCAATGGCGGCAACAAAACATTCAACAATACCCTGTGCTTTATCAATATTAATCTGTCCGGCACGGGCCTTGAATTTTATATCGTTAACTTCTTCGGAGAAGGTGAGTGCAACCATGTTGATACCTCGCGTAGACAACTACCCACGAGTCTACAACTGATAATAACCACGACAAGGAAGGGTTTACTAAAACTACTTTCAGTAAACTATTAATCGCTCAACTTGAGAAGACAACGACAATTGATAACCAGATGTGGCGGAGCCAGCGGATCTCCGGGGAATCTCAGCGTAACCCCGCTTTTAAAACTATCCCCGATATCGACCGTTTTACTTTCAATAGAAGCATGACCTGCACGAACTTTGTCATCTTTGCGAGTCATCCAAGTTTTGGTCATTGCTCCCGCCCGTCGGCCACCAAAATATAAACCAGCGTTATAAGCACCATTGCTCTCAACTTCTGAGATCGTTACAAGCCTTTTCGTTAACAACGCAGCGAACACCGCACCAATGCTTGTGGCCAACAAGGCAACTTTTGCTGAAATCGGCGCATCATCACCGTCATCACCCAAAAGCATCATGGCCAACAAAATCGCTGCTGCCAATTCTTTCTTAGTGGTTTCATTAACATTTTCGGCACGAACCAACTGCGACTCCACATACGCGCTGATGTCATCGTCTTTGGTGTCCAATTCTTCATCCGACGGACTTAACGCCGTGGCGGACGCTTCCAACATGGCTCCTTCGATTACTGGGCCAAGGTCTTCACGCAACTGCTTGTTCCAAATATCCTTATCAAAAATATTTTCAATTTTCAGATCGCTAGAACTCAACAAACGCTTGGCCTTAGCCCCAGAGACTTTTTCTGTAATTACTCGCTCTTGACGTTGGAAGTAACGTTCAAACGCACGACTAAAAATTGCTTCCCACCGGTCCACATCTTGAGCGGCCTTGGTTTCCCATTCGTCAGCAAAATCAAAATGTTTGATTTCCATATCTTCCGAATCGTCCTTGGGTAATGGGAACTCACCCGGCTGCAATTCTGGCTGCGTAACCTCATTGGGTTCTGGGATCGGAGGAGCGCCCCCCTCAGGAGCAGCCCCCTCAGGAGCAGCCCCCGGCGGAAGAGCGCCCGGTTCCATTCCACCACCGGCACCACCCGGCGGCAAGGCTTCTTCCTTCGGCATTGGCTCTTCGGTATTCCCAATCGGAGCCAAGTTCGGACTGGCCAACATCGAATCGGCAAGATAGGCGTCAACCTTCAATTTGCCCGTCATCTCACGATACTCATTAGGAGTGATCAGACCATGCTGGACTTCGGCCAAAAAGTGACGTTCCTTTTCTTGTTTCGCCAATTCCAAAACCGGAACAGATGAAGTATCGAAGGTCACAAAGAAATTTTCATCCAATACATCCAACCCTCTGGAAAGTAACTCCAAATGGGGATTCATGGTTTCCGACCAGAAGACCCTGCCCTCTTCTGCCGCATTAGAAAAGGTTCGACCAGCAGCATTTCCGATTACTGATTCTGGAACTCCAAACGCTGCAAGGATTTCTTCCTTTGTTATTTGTCGCAGCGAGTCATAAGCCGCTTCTCGTGGACTTGCTGCCGTGTCAACGAAATCTGCTCCATCATCGGATGAGATAACACCGATTCCACCAGTCCTAGAAAGATTCCCCCTAAACCGCGCTTGGAGTTCTTGCTTGTCGTCATCATCAATCATTCCTCTCAATACAAGCAGGCCGCCGGGGCGACCGTCATTAAGCAAAAAGTTCCTGTTGTACAACTTTGCTAATGTTTCAGTTTCTATAGCGACACCAGCCGACTCCATTGGAGTCATCGACAGATACGGATCCAAAGGATGTGGACGGCGAATCCAAATAACATTCTTTGGATTCAAACGCTGCTTCTTCCCATTCGGAAGTTCAACCTCAAACGCTGCGACAAACTTCTTCTGATCTGGGATAGGAGCGGTATTCTGCGGCGGAAGGATGTGCAACGCGACCGGTGCCCCGCCACGACCACGAACGATTTCAATAAAGACGCCCCGCGTACTCATCAACAACTGAGCAGAAACACGAAAACGAAATGCGAACGCACTTTCCCCCTCGTTGGAATTCTGATTTAACAACTTCGCTAGATCTGTGTTCTCTTCTTCCCGCGGCACCCTCTCCCCAAACGGAGAATTGTCCTTGAGAAACATCATCGGCAAACGAGCCTGATTACTAGAAATAGCATCAATCGCCCGATACACCCAAGTGACCTTGGCTAGACCTTCGCGGTATGCCCTTTCAATATCCCACCCGTCGGAGTAGGGCTTGCCAACCAAGCCCGCGTTGTAGGCAACCGGCGCGCCAATCGAAATGGACTTCTTGCCATCGCCCTGTAACGCTTTATTAGTCGAATTCCATACCATATTTATTCAGCACCTAGAAGATATCCATAAACACCAAGACTAAAACCCATTGAAGCAAGCCCTAATCCGATATTCAATTGTCCGAGACCTACACCTAATAGTATGACAGCAGATAACATGCACAGATGAGCAATATTAGATCGGGAGAAAATAGATCTAAAGTCCAACACATTCACTCCCCACATGGATTATTATTTTGAGCATACGGCTATCGAAAGTGTAACCTACAATGACAGATTGGTCAGACATCTATGAGTTCCTTCAACCCAAACCTCCGTTGTTCTGTCCTGAAGCACCTTCCCTAACTCAAAAGACATTTCTACGCTCATCTCACCTTGAAGCCCTATTTGGTGGGGCCGCAGGTGGGGGCAAATCATCCGCCCTATTAATGGCCGCCCTCCAATTCGTTGACGTTCCTAACTACTCTGCCATCCTATTCCGTCGAACATACGCTGACCTTGCACTTCCCGGCGCTCTAATGGATAGATTTCTTGCTTGGGTCAAGGAACATGACGAAATCCGCTGGAATGGCCAAACCTATGTGGCCACATTTCCATCCGGGGCACGAATCACGTTTGGATACTTAAATCACCAAAATGACTATCTTCGATACAAGTCCAGTGAATTCCAATTCATAGGCATGGATGAGGTCACTGAAATCCGTGAATTCGATTACCGCTATCTTTTCTCTCGCCTGCGTAAACCCAACACCGGAGAGTTGGCACAGGTTCCTCTCAGAATGAGGGCAGCCTCCAACCCGGCACCCAACTGGGTTAGACAGCGATTCATCGTGGAAGGTCCGGAAAACAAAGACCGTGTCTTCGTCCCCAGTTTCCTAGACGACAACCCCGGCATTGACCCTGAGTCCTACCGGCGAGCGCTCCAAGAGATAGATCCGATTGAACGCCAGCGGTTGGAAAACGGCGACTGGTGGGCGGTGTCCACGGGATCCCTGTTCGACCGGGAAAATTTCATCGTTACCGAACCGACCGATCTGCCAAATTTTGTAGATCCAACATGGTGTCGCTTTTGGGATCTCGCAGCAACCGAACCCTCCCATGTCAACCCTGACCCCGACTGGACGGTCGGAGTGCTTGGAGCATTTGACGGAGGCGTGTTCTATATCATCGACGTTCAAAGAATCCGGGCCAAGGGCGACAAGATAGAACGCCTCATCGCAGAGACTGCCGAATTGGACGGACCCCACGTTCCAATCAGAATGGAGATGGAACCGGGAAGCAGCGGAAAAAACCTGATCGACCAATACGCCCGTTATGTTCTCCCCGGAACAGACTTCTTGGGCATACGGGCCACCGGAGACAAAACCACACGGGCACGCCCCTTCGCTGCGGCTGTAGCCAACGGCAACGCCCGCCTAGTGCGTGGTCCATGGATTTCCGACTATCTAGACGAAATGGCTACGTTCCCTGAATCAGCGTGGCACGACGATCAAGTTGACGCCACCTCTGGATGCTTCAATGAGGTCGCCGGTTTAGGCCACCGCCAGCGTGGACGGGTCTCCATCATCATCTAGTCCTTGACACACGCGGTCAACCGGGATACGGTCAGCGCTCCGGCCATCCGGCGTCGCCCGACCAGCGTCGTTCGCCCGTTAGAGGGGCTGGTATCTTCATGCCTCGTGGTGGGGCACTGAACTACACTTCGTGGTGGAGTCCGGCAGCGACCAGCACCATTACCAGAACGAAATCGGACGAAGTGTGGATGCCCGCTGACCGACCGCTTCTGTTCAAAGCGCAAGGTGCCATTTACGACAGTCCGACTGTGACCGGAGTAAATCTTGGTTCTCCCTTTGGAGGGCCAAGAACTCTCGCCCTCCTGCTCCCAGAGTAACGATTTGATTTGGTCATAAAGTAAAAGTTTCTAAAACCAATATAATAAAAACCCAGAATCGAACAGGTGTTCGCTAAAAATGTCTGGCGCGATGGCGTTGCGTCCGAACCGTAAAGATGGTATTTTCATATTACTATCTACTATCCAGAGAGGGATCTAGCGTGGGCCTTCAAGAAGAAACACAGGCAATCCTCAGCAGGCTTGATGAAGCCATCGTCCATGAACGAGGAGCCACTGATCCCGAACGGGAGATACGGCTGATCTTTTTGGGTTTCATACTTGGTGAAACAAAGAAGATGGTCAGCATGTTACAAAAGGAGGCTGCGGACCTTTTGCTGGATTCGGATTGGGACCGAAGCCCGATGGAGAATCAACAGTTTTCATTAGAGACGAAGACGGGCCAGCCGCGCAAGAAGTGGGACCACAAAGCACTTGCTGCACTGGTCGCTAGCAGAATCAATGACCGTAGTATTGACATGGATACCGGGGAACTTCTCAAAACTCCACAAGAACAAATCATAGAACTGCTTGAATACGCCTCAGCCTCCTATTGGAGAGTTGGAGCATTGAAAGAACTTGGCATTGATGTGGACGAATACTGTGAAGTTCTAGATCCCATAACCAACCTAATTTACAGGAGTAAGGAAAATGGCTGAAAAGTCTCAGGCTGATCAACTAGCCAAACCATTTGACGAAACGTTAATTGAAACCCGCACCCTTGGGGGCAAGCAGTTCGATTTTGTCAAGGTGGCTGAATACATTGCCCGGTTGAACAATGTGCTAGGTCCGGGTAACTGGAACTATGAAGTTTTGAAGTGTTACGTTGAGCCAAAATACAACGACAACGTAGTTGCCCATGTGCGGGTCACTGCCAAGATCGACGGCGAGATGTGTTCAAAGGAACAATACGGCGGGGCAAAGATCAAGATGATGAAGTCCGGCGAGGTCATGAATCTTGGCAACGACTTCAAAACAGCCGTATCGGATGCTTTCAAAAAGGCGTGTCAGGGAGTGGGCATCGCTCTCCATTTGGCCCGAAGCGAAGAAGCCTTGACGTTGGAGTTGGAAGAGTCTTATCCAGTAGAGGGAGATCATTGGCAGGTTTTTGCTGAAAACTTCCGATCTTTGGACGATGCCAAGAAAGACCTATTCCGTACATGGTTCGCTGAGAACGTTCCGGGTGAGAGTAAGCCCAACCGACACATGGATCCCGACCTGTTCGCCAAATGTCAAGTAGAGGTTATTCGTTTGATGATGGATGCCGAATATGTGGAAGAAAAAGAAACGTTCTGATGGCCAACATCAGCGCTATGCGACACGACACCCTCACTCTTGGAGAATGGAAAAAGGCTCGTGATGCTGAGGTTCAACGAGCAAAGAAAGAGAAAGAGAAGGAGAAGCAGAAACGGTCTGAGCAATGACAGAACTAGCACTACCCACTCACCTATCTGCTTCTAGTATTACTACATATGAGCAATGTCCTCTAAGGTTTCGATTTTCTCGCATAGACAAAATTCCGGAACCAACGACGGAAGCCATGATTCTTGGGACATTCGTCCATGAGATCTTGGAAGAGTTGTACAAACTAAATCCCGAAGATCGGGTACTTCCTGAGGCAAGAAGAATTGCCAGAGAACTGTGGGAAAATAAGTTTATAGACGAAACTGCCAATGTCAGAATCAAGTCTGTTAACGATTTTCGTTGGAACGCTTGGTGGTGTGTTGAGAATGTTTTCGCCATGGAGCATCCTCCGGATGTCAAAATCCGTGGGATAGAGGACCAATTCTCTGCCTCTATCAACGACGTTCCACTAGTGGGTTTTATTGACAGGTGGACCGAAGAGGAAGATGGGTCTTTAACTGTCACCGACTATAAAAGCGGGAAAGTCTCTAAACCACAATATGAAGGTGATAAAGTATTTCAGATTATTCTTTATGTTGAAATGCTTGAAAGACTAAATGGCATTGAAGTTGATAATGCTGAAATAATGTATGTCAAGTTTAAAGAACGCAAACGGTACGAACCCACGCCAGAACGTCGAAAGGTTGTATTGAAACTCATAGACCAGACATGGGATGGAGTGGCCAAAGGTTGTAAAACGGGCATCTTCAACACAAAAACCGGCCCACTTTGTAACTGGTGTGCCTATAAGCCCATTTGTCCAGCATGGTCGTGATGGAAAAGGAACTTACTATGGACAACCATACGTTTGAAAGACTCGTTTCAGAGGATGTAAAAAATGTTCTCTCTCCTGAGAAATCCGACCTTTTGAGAATTCCTGAGAACCGCGAACGTTGGAAAGTCGCTCTCCTTAGCCTGATAGAAAATCTTGATGAACAGATAGGGGAACTAACTCAAAACGAAAAGGTGGTTACAGAAAATCTTCCCAGTCACATGGTGACCGACTACAAAATAGAAACCGACGAAAAGAAAACAAAGATCAATCGGTTTAGATTCTACGTCATGCAACGAATTTCGGAATGTGAAAAATTGCTTGCTCTCGGAGAGGATGAGGCAAACGACCTTAGTCTTGCCGAATTCTTGAAAAAGGCAATCGAAGAACACCAGAGCCTGATGTCTAATCATGAATTTGAAGCAACACCTATAGATAAAGCCTTATGGTCTTCCGTCTCCGGCGAATGGGGATTCGTTGACATGGATAAGAAGATTAAAGACTTCTAATAATGAAAGTTGGGTTCGCTACCGCCGACTGGTCGAATACAGTTGTCGAAGAGAACGGAACCCCAACCCCCGGTGGCTCTCACTGGATTCGCATCGGTCAATATCTTTCTCATCTGACCACAGATCACGCCGTAGGCGTTTTAGTTTATTCAAACGATTTAGGTATCTTCGGAGTTACAGATCCGCAAGGCAACCATCATCTTGACTGTGAGATCATCTACATGCAGCGGTGGATGCTTTCAGGCATACCGGAGAACATAAAGATCGCACAAAGCAACGGCCAGTCCGTCGTTAACGACTTGGATGATTGGTATTGGGGACTCCACGATCGCCATTTGGCCAAGCCGCACATCGACCCCAAGAAAAACAAAGACGAGAATACAGACATCTATCGTCAGGTGATCGCCAACTCTGATTTGGTTGTTGCTTCTACTCCATTTTTGGTTGAGAAGGCACGGAATAAACTCCGCGCTCCGAATGTTGTGCTATTTGAAAATCACGTTGATTTTGATGCATTCCCTCAACGGAAACACGACAACGGCATGACAGTTATCGGCTGGCACGGATCAACAGGACATCGCAGTGGGGATTTAGATTGCCTTGCCCAAGTCTTCCCATCCTTAGAAGAAGAACGATTTTCTTTTCACCACACCGGACATTCCCATCAGCACCCTCCATTCTGGGACGAAGTTAAAGTTCCACAAAGTCGGGTCAACATCTACCCGATGGTGTCTCCTACGAAAATTCCCAAAATGCTTCCGTTCGACATTGGAGTAGCGCCACTGACGGATACTCCTTTCAATCATGCCAAGTCGTGGATCAAGCCGCTTGAATACGCCGCCGCCGGGATTCCCTTCGTCATGTCAAAGTCTCCGGAATACATTCGGTTCAAAGAAGAATATGGGGTCGGTCGGATAGCCAAAAAGTATATAGATTGGGTTAAGCACTTTGAAAAGTTGAGTGACCCAGACGCAAGGTTGGAAGAAGCGCAGCAAAACCAAGAAGCCCTTAAGAACCTTGACGTAAAGAAAGGCGCACTAAGGTTACAAAAAATCTTAGAAAGCGTGCGATGAATGAGCAACATCTATGGCAAGGGAGCCAAAGGAAAGGCCACCAAACTACATGCCCTCATTATCAGATCGCGTGGAGAGTGTGAGCGGTGTGGATCTAGCCATGTTTTACAGTGCGCTCATATTATCTCTAGAAAATATTCATGGACCCGAACGGATTTGGATAATGCGTTCTGTCTGTGCGCCTCATGTCATCGGTTCTTCACCGACAACCCAGTGGAATTCGGTATCTTCACGATCGACAAGATCGGGGATGATAAATTTGATGAACTCATTAAAAAAAGGAATTCTATCGACAAGTTCGATTGGGAAGAAGAGGCTGAAAGATTGAACGCCATTGCTAAAGAGGAAGGGATGTTGTGAGATCTGCTCCCATTTCTCTGGCCGAAGTAGAACAAAACATTATTCGACTTGTTGAAGAATTGGAAGAACATACTGAAGCCTTTGAAGTTCTCGCTGTCGATCAAGCGAAAAAGGAAGCACGCTATAAGGCTTCGTGGGCCAAGGAATACCTTGCCGCTAACGGGTCTATCAAAGAGCGGGAATCTTGGGCCGATTATAAACTTAGCGACGAACACTATGCAGTCAAAATTGCAGACGCTTTGCTGAAAGCCAAAAAGGAAAAACTAAACTCCCTTAGAACTGCTCTTGACTCCCTGAGAACACTTGCTGCAAACGTCAGGGCACAAACATGAAACACAAAGTAAGCCCGGATCTAGAAAATCTTTTGATCCCGATAGAACAACTGGAAACCCTTCCGGGGAATCCACGAAAAGGGAACATAGATGCCATCGCTGCCTCCTATGAAGAATTCGGACAGGTCAAACCGATTGTTGCCGTAGATAACGAAGACGGCACGGGGACAGTTATCGCCGGGAACCACCAGTTAGAAGCCGCAAAGAAACTTGGCTGGACACACATTGCCGTACTTCACGTTCCCTTTGACCACGACAAGGCAATTGCTTTCGCTCTTGCTGATAACAGAACGTCCGATTTGGGGGAAGACGATCAGGGGCTGCTCCACGACATGCTGATGTCGGTAGTGGAAGAGATGCCCGACTTCTTTGAAGAACTAGGTTGGGACGATTTTGAAATTGCAACCATAGAAAGTCCGACCTCCACTGAGGGCATTTCTGTGGGGGCAAACGACGGATGGACCCCCCCGACCCTTGTTTCTGAAACAACTCCGCCCACCACCGCCGATGAAGCAACCATGAAATCTTTAGTTACACAAGGGTCTACTGCCACAAATTCTGCGGGAGCAAAAACGGTCATTCAATACACAATGGTATTCAATGACGCCGAACAACAGTCCGACTGGTATTCGTTTTTACGGTACCTGAAAGCACATCCCGACTACACCGATCTACCAACTACCGCTTCTCAAGTAACGGCATTCATAAAGCAGAACATTACTCTTTCGGAATAGAAATACTGCAATTGAAATCTATTGTAGTTTCATGTTCCGCCCTTGAAGAAAGTTTTAGTTGAAGTGATTCTAAAAAGAGTTCAACCATCTCAACAAAATCCTGTTTAGTTTCTTCGCGGTCTTCGTCATCCACTTCTACTAAATCCATACAGACTTCAACTAAATGGTCATGGATAAGCATTAATCCATCGTCGGGTTTCCGCATCGCTTTCTCCTTGGTCGGCTTGTCTCTCGGCCAGACCCACGATACACTTTCACCCACTGAGCAAACAACCAATCGTATTAGGAGACAAACATGGCTCGCTCATCTGCTGAAATAACCGTTAAGGGCAACAACGTCATTGACGTTGAACTGAAGTACACCAAGAACGGAAGCGGGATGCTCAAGTTGCGTCTTGCCGTAGAGCGTTGGCGACGCAAGGACAACGAGTGGGAAAAGACCAATACTTCATTTGTCAATATCCAACTCTGGGGCGAACTGGCGGAAAAGACTGCTGAGATCGTTGAAAAGGGTATGCGCTGTCAGGTGACGGGCTATCTTGAAGAGCGCAGTTGGGAAACCGATTCGGGTGAAAAGCGATACGCGATGCAGGTCGTTGCAAATGATGTGCTGATTCCCGTTGAGGACATCGAAACCATGGAGCGCGTTCAGAGGAAGAAGCGGGAGGACGGGGACCGTCCCACGATACCGATGAAGCCTGCTGCCCCAGCCGGTGACCCATTCGATGAGGAATTGGATTTCTAAGCAACCCCATTGATGTAAACTTCAAAAAGTATCGTCAGGGGTTACTATGTTAGAAGTCGTAGACTGTTCACAAGAACCGCACAAACAGGGCGGGGAACTACCTCCCCGTGGACCTAAAATTGTTTTGGAGTGTACGGAAACGAACACACCCGAAGCGGCTGTTCATATTTACGATCGGGATCCACTTTCTCATCGTCCCCACTATGTGATCGACCCTGTCGGGTATCGAATTTTCAAGACTTCTGATAGCACCAGATCGGTCATAGGCACTTTCCATCCGTCGCAACCGCAATTCAAATCACGCTGCGTGTTTGTTGCTATTTGCAAATTCTCTAGCGTTTCTTTGGAACCAGAACACGCTGTCAATGTTGGACGGCTGTTGCGCGCTTTGTGCGACATAGAGGGCGTGCCAGCGATTCTCCACGAAGGCCAACCGGGATCCGTTCTTGGTCCGACCTCGTTGGAATTGTTTGAAGGCGTATTGAGTTGGACCGCATTTCCGGGCACTCCGGAAATTAGCCAACCCGGTTATATGGATTGGGCCAACGTAAGCAAGGGGCTACAAGACTATGCGACACCAGAACGACTGGGCGTTTCTCCCGGTGTCACTATTTTTGAAGACACGACAGAAGCCGCTGAGGAAGTAACAACAGAAGATTTGAATTCTCAAACGGTAGCCGAATTGCGAGAGATAGCATCAGAACTGGGCTTGTCCTATAAGGGCTTGAAAAAAGCCGAACTGGTAGACGCCATTACTGCTGCACGCTCATAACGATCGCGATCGTGCAAAATCTGTTAGTTGCAATAGGTACTAATTGAAATCAAATAACCTATTGTTCTTGCCTGCCAAGGCACGACTGGGAGAGGCGGAGGGGAGACCGGAGAATAGCGCTTCCAATTTTTAGCCCTTACTCCCGCCGCCCCTTCGCCTCTCGCTTTACCATCGGCTCAAGGTCTTCAAACAAAGGCATTCCCCGATGCGTCCCTTGCCACGACGGTAAGACCGTTGCCTCTCTCTCTCGGGCGATGGCTACTTTTTCTTCTGATACCAACGCTGTATCCCGAAACCATGCTGCGATTGTGTATCTGTCCCCATCGTAGATGATGTTCAATCCATGCTGAACCGTGGACCCGTAGAAGAACATCCCACGACCCTTTTTGGGTTCGATGATTTCGTCTCCTACGAAAGTTTCACCACCCTCAAAGTCGTCGTTCAGAACAATAATTCCGCTATAAACAGTGTCCTCAAAATCAAAGTGAGATCCCAAACTGTTGCCTGCACCACGCTGAACAACATGCATGTAGTCCACAAACGAATTCTCTACAGGACTTTGACGGGCACAAGCGGCAAATAGGAACTGGACTTCTTTGTATGCGGGGTACATGGCGACCAAGTCCACCACTGCTATTGGACCACGACCCGACGCACCCGGATTCTGTTCATCTGGGTGTGCATGGAACAACTCAACAAACCAGTCGCATTGCTGGTCCGTTAGAAATCCATCTACTACTTCAAACATCCTCTTATGTTACTCAGCGCGAGCGATTGCTCTAGCAAGATCCTCTTCCATCTCTTCTCGCTCTTCATCGCTCGTCATGTATTTCCATGGATCCCAAAACTCGTCGTTCGGCTTGCATACGATTTCTAGGTAATCGTCCTTGAGTACGATCGACTCGGTGGTGTCGTTTTCAAAACCCCACCACGGCTCTAATTGGTGGTGATAAACGTTCCACTGGTCAAATTTTGACTGGTACGGCCTTGGCCCCACCATGCCGTATGGTCGCCAATCCTCTTCATCGGCCAGAAGAGGAAAAGCATTCATGTAGAAATCCCTCTGGGTCATTTGCCCCACGATCCATGCACGCTTATCGAAATAATAACTTTTCCCGTGAGGATCCTTCCCGATGAGTTGCGCCTCGTTCTGTTTCTTTTGTGAAGGTGCTTCTATCCGAACAAAAACGAACGTATCAAGATCTTCCTTCAGCATTAGCGCTTCCTCTAATACTTTCGTGCGATGAGTCAATTGAAACTCTGGACCCTCAGCACCTATCGGAACACTTACGTCCCAACTGAACTCCGGAAAATGACGCCCGTAAATACCTGTTTGGCCTCCTGATTTCGTTTTGACATCAACGGTCTTCTTGTTTGGACCGACGAGCATGTCATGGTCGGAAGTGCGTTCGTGGTCTACGGGAATCTCAATTTTCTTCAAGTGTTCCCGGTAGACGATTTCGCCTATCATCCCAGCCATATCGCCTTCTCCGTGTGTTCCGGAGCGGGCACGCTTGGCACCGTCACCCATTTCTTCAACAAGTGTTTTGGCCTCTTCTATGTATGGCTCAATGTTGACAGAGGGCCACGGTCGCCACCACTTTGCCTCAGCAGGCGACGGAGGCGCATACGGCGTTAGGGGATAAACAACTCCGTTGATTTCGCGATGCCACGGATCAATCAAATACAAGGCATCATCACCAACTTTGTGGTAATCGGCGTTGCCCTTGAAGACGAACTGCTTAGGAAATTGGGTACTGTTATTGAGAACGTTGTTCTCTTTTTCGTTTCTATACATCGTCAAATAGGGTAGGGCCGTCTTCCGGACGAGAGATCCACGGCTTCTTCCACTCCTCCTGCTTCTTCTCGTCTTCGTCCATCGCCTCGTAATACTCACGTTCAGCCATCTGGACTGGCCACTCTTCCCACTCAAACTCAAGATGGGCGAGCCATTCCATCAAATCATCAACCTCTTCGACCGATCCGGCCCGGTCCTTCAACGCAACCAACTGCATGTTGGCCTTCTCGTACTCCTTCTCCACCCACTCCAAGTATTCCGGAGTGCCAAGGCCGGGATGCGATGGGACAGGCACCTTGATAGCAGGTGTGCCAAACATTCCGCGAGTGTGCGTAACTTCCTTATCCAAGTCTGCGATCTGATCCAAGAACGGTATGGCCTTTCTTGCTATCTCATGTATGGCCTGAACCATCATGGCAACAAGATGCTCCGGCCAAACCTCTGTCTCTAGGAGATGGCTGAAGACCTCCATGTTGGCCACCGAATCGGTGCCCGTAATGGGATGGATGAAATCAAGTTCCCGCTCTTCCATTAGGAACTGCTTGACCAATCCGATAATCGGGTATTCAGCCTCTTCCAAGATTTTTCGCATGTCCTCCCAACGGAGGATGACGCCGATCTCTGCCCCCCAGCCATAGTTGGTGGAGTCGGTGAGGTCGCCCTCCCAGTCTTCCTTACGATCACCCATTGGGTGTACCTCTCTCAAGTAATCTGGCGCTGTGCCACGGAAACGCCTTTTTCTAGATATGTCAGTATTGGAAGCCGCCCGTGAACGGCTCCGTCACGTTTACGATACCTTCGATACGGTCGCAGTGCAAATGTCTGGTGGGAAAGATTCAACCGCTGTCCTCCTGCTAGCCAAAGAAATCCATGAAGAACGTGGGTTAGGGCCGGTCAAGACCATTTTCAGAGATGAAGAGATGGTCAGTCCATCAGTGATTCGATACCTTGAATGGATCAAGGATCTCCCATGGGTGGACATGGAGTGGTACTGCCTCCCCATGGGACAGGAGATTTGGGTTTTAGGCAGACGGGAGTACGTCCTACTTTGGTCCGCCCAGCGGGAAAAGGACGGACGCCTGATCAGAGACATCCCGCCGTGGGCCATTACCGCCCAAGATTTCGGACTAACGAATGAGACGGTTGTTCCACAGCCAGTGGATTATTACACGATGCAGGGCAAAGAAGGCCGGGTTGCCTTTCTCACCGGTATCAGGGCCAATGAGTCAATGATTCGATATCGGTCGGTTGTACAGAAACTCCACGAGAACTACATCAATCGCCCGTATCGTCTGAGCAAAGCGATACCACTCAGACTGGTGAAGCCGATTTTTGACTGGACCACGGACGATGTTCTTAAATACATCGTAGACAGTGATTTTGCTTATTGTGATTACTACGACTATGCGGCAATGTCCGGAGCAAATACGCGTGTTGGAATTCCCCTCCATTCGGTCGCCGCCCGGAGGTTAAATGATGTTGTGGTAACCGAACCAGAATTTTACGATGCTCTCCAAAGGGCTTTCCCACAGATTGACGCGCAGAAAAATCTGTGGAAAGATTTTGATATAGAAAAACTAATAGCCTCATACGCCACTAAAGAATGGTCCGGGGTTAGGGATTGCATTGACGACAATATGCTTTCTGATGGGAAACATAAAGACGCAATGAAATTTGCTGCTGAGTTTAGAAGAAAAAGAAAAAATGATCCATACGGATACCCGATTGATCACTTGATAAGAACTCTTCTACTAAATGAGTTTCGCCACACAGCCCCCTCCCCTGTTGGACCAAAAACAAGAGCGCACAGAATGCGCTTGGCAGCGTTACAAGACGCTGATGATTTAGACAAAGTGGACGACTTGGTATGAAAACAACAGTCAAGCCAGAGAATCTAAAAACTCCCGAATGGCGGACAACCTACATTCTTCGTACCGATTTGATTGGGTTGAAAGAATCCATCAAGTCCTTCGGAATCATCTATCCGATCGTTGCTCTAGAGAACGGAACGATTATTGACGGGTACGCTCGCTGGGTAGCAGCCCACGATTTGGAACTACCGGAAGTTCCCGTGGTTTACAAAGACTGCAACAAAGTCGAAGCAATCCTTTTACATATTCAACTGAACCGTTTCCGTGGGGATGTCGTCCCCTACCACTTGAGTCGTGCTGTTCGGTCCCTGTCCCGATCCTTAGACGAACGAGAAATTCTGAATACCCTCAACATGACCCCTGATGAGTTTGATGTTTTGATGGATGGATCTCTTATCAAAAAGCGCAAAGTCAAAGAACACAACTACAACAAGGCGTGGGTGCCTGTGGAATCTTCCGCTAGTGAGGACTTCCAGATAGAACGCCCGCCGACACCTGATGGATAACACACAGCCAGTCCAACCCGATCCTTCCATGCATAATCTTGCCGCTACGCTTTTGGAAGAACTGGACAACAGGTTGGTCACCGCTGGGTCGCTGGGAATACCTATTCGCCTTCTTGAACCAAGCGTTTACAAATATGTTTTAAAAACTATGATTGACCTCATGGAAGAGCGAATCGAAAACACTTGATGAGACTTAATCTTGGTTGTGGGAACCATTTCCCCGAAGGGTGGATCAACGCCGACCTTGATCAATACTGGCATGAAGAAGGAAAAGATGTTTCCCTTGTGCGGGGAGAACCACTGCCTTGGGAAAACGATACCTTCGATCAAATAATGTTATTTCATGTATTGAACCATGTGCCGTTAGATGAGATGGATGGTTTTTTATCAGAAGTAGAACGAGTTTTGGCCTCAGAGGGACGCCTACTTGTTGTTGATGAAAATTATCCCGACGGTGTCCCTGATTACAAAGAAGACGGCGTTGCCGATGGCCCTCCGGACAATGTATGGATTGATGCATGGCTCTGCTATGCGGGATCGCTAGACATGCTGTTACGCCAGTTTTTTCCTTACACCGAAACATTATGGTCTTGCACCCAGAGTGGGGAAAATGAGGTAAAGACTGAGTACACACTGTTCTCTTCAAGGTGGACAAAAATCGGTGAAGGCGGATGGCTGGACTGGACTGATGACGATGGACTCTCATGGGCCATTAAGGGAATTGGAAAACACAGTTGCATGATTATGGTTCATGGCTGGTAAAAAACTCAATCTTGGCTGTGGAGAACATCATCCAGAAGGATGGATTAACGCAGACATCCAAAAAAGATGCAACCCTGATGTGTTGTTGCCCCCGCGGGAACCGGGCAATACGGCCTGTGGTCCTTTGCCTTGGGAAGACGACACATTTAGTCAAGTCTTGATTTCCCATGTGTTGGAACACATTCGTTTAGAAGAGGTAGATGTATTTTTAGGCGAAGTTCGGCGTGTGACTAAAATTGGCGGTCAGGTTCTGATCATCTGTCCTGACATAAAAGAACTACTACGAGACTTCCTTAGCCCGGAAGGGTTTAAGCACGGATGGGAAATGACCAATGAAGCGTTATTTTTTGAATTCGTATTAGAAGACGATCGACACAGAATAAAAGATAACCCGGCACGGTCGGAACTACCCCACACAGATCACAGGTGGAATACATACGGAAGTCGGCTACTTGAAAAAGTACGAAGAACTTTTCCTGATTCTGAACTGCTAGGAACCAGCGGCCCTGTCGATTACAAGGGCGTTATCCAAATTCCTGAAACAACAGGAACTTGCGTGGGGGCAAATACCCCCGAAGAGGAATACATCTGGACAGATAGAAGCGGAAATGTGTGGCCCACTGTCAGTTGGCACAAATATTCCTGCTCGGTATTGGCCCAACACACAGGAACCAGCGGGTAGGAATGGGGTTCCAACCCGCCAGTTCTACTGTGTGTGCGGGTCACCTCCTGCCTGCCAAGGTTCCGTGAGGAACAGCCTATGGGTACAGGCAAATCCTACTATTCTTGCTTTAAGAAGGCAGAAAGTCTTCCATAAGAGTTCCAGCATTTATCTCTGCTAAGTCCTCAATAGTGCCTTCCGTAGCAGCATTTACTATTACACGCTTGTAATTGATGAGTTCATAAATCTGTTCGTCAATGGTTCCCGCTGCCAAGGCGTGGGTGATCTGTACCGAACCACGAGTTCCTATGCGATGCAATCGCGCAGAGACTTGGTCAACATCTGCGGGTGTCCACGGATGCTCCACAAACAGCATGTCCTGTGCTGCTGTCAAGGTGTGGCCGGTCTTAGCGGCTTGGATAGACAGAACGATCACGGGGGCATCTTCTGCACTCTGTTCCATGAACTTCTTCTTAGTGGCTTCTACGTCATCAGAAGTCATTCCGCCTTGGATCTTTAGACCACCGTATTGATCAGCCAGAATGTCAACTATTTCCCGATGGTGTGCAGCAAGCACAACCTTACGGCCTTCATTGATCCGGCTTTCAACCCACTCGTCTACGGCTTTCAACTTTGTTTTAGCCGCTATTCGTTTTAAAACGGACAGTCTGATCAAATGTTCGTGGGCTTCCGCCTTGAACTTCGCTCTTACCGCTGCGCTTTTAGGATCTTGTCCTAATTCCTTTGCGAGTTCAGCAGCCCGTTCTGCTACAAACCTGACAATGTCTTCTTCGGCCTTTTGATATTCCTTGAGATACTTCGGGTCGGGGTCGATCATCCATTCGGAATGTCGGATGGGAGGTAGGTCTTGAAGAACTTGATCCTTTGTCCTTCTGATATAACAAGATCCCCTTAAACGGTCGTTGAGTTCGTCAAGGTTGCTTGCCCCATCAATGTGCCATTGGTTGAATCTGTCTCGGAACGCTCCGCAATATCGCTTATAGAACGCCCAAAGTCCACCAAACTCCTTGAGTCTTCCGACGATTTCCAACTGGGGGCCGTATTCGGCGGGCCTATTGGTGATCGGTGTTCCAGTGAGACAAAGCACAAAGCCATTCTTGGGGGCGGTCTTCGCAAGTTTTTGGGCGCGCTTTGTTCTTTTCGCTTTGGGGTTTTTGAGGTAGTGACTTTCATCGAATATGTAAGAGGTGAAATCCTTCAGGTCTTCTGGATGGAAGTCGATATTGGAATAACCGACAATGGTGAAGTCCGCATACTCCTCTGGAAAGTCGGAACGGTTCACTACCCGCTTCCATGTTCTTGTAGGAAAGAACTTGTCGATCTCTGTGGCCCAATTCAATGCCAAGTTGGGAGGACAGACGATTAGGCAGGGGTAGGCGTTTTCGTATTGGACAGAGGCCAACGCCTCTAGCGTTTTTCCTAAGCCCATTTCGTCCGCGCAGAACACCCTTTTGTGCTTGACCATGTAGGCAACCCCAGCGGCCTGATAGGGCAGGAGTTCACCAACCAAATCTGGAATCTCCATGTCTGCATCGACAGCCCGTGAAGCAGAAATTCTCTCAGATTGGGACTCAAGAATCTTAAGTTTCATATCTTCAAGTTCCTGAGGAACGTGCAGTTTGAAATTTCTAGCGAACCCGATCGTTTCAGATACAGCCGATATGGGGGCGATCCACACCTTCTTTTTGGTATCCCAATGGGTACCGGGAATCAGCCTGACCGCAGCGACCTTTACGGAATCGTAGGCGAATCTGATAATCAGATTTTCATCACTTAGTTCAATACTCTGTTTTTCATAGGGGTGGTCGGGTAGATCTAGCACGCGAAGGTCCGGGTCCAACCAATAGTCGAACTGAACGGCATACGCCTTGATCTGTTTCAAACTGGACACAGGGGCGCGCCAAGTTTTGTTCAGCCTGTCCCACTTGGCACCGGCAATCTGCTTGACAGCCGTGACCTCAGTGGAGTTGTACGGGCTATAAAGCACGATCTCGTCATCGTTCAAGATGATTCGCTTTTCTTCCTCCATAGGCTCCATAATAACTTCGGAAAGTTTTTTCCGCAAACCCCTTGCGTAGACATCCAAGGCAAGATAGTATTATCTCAATCCCTTCGGGGGCCACAAAAAGAGAGAGGTTTGGAAAGAATGTCACACGAACTAGAGATGATCGAAGGCGAAGCAAGTTTCGCCTACCGCAAGCAAGGCGGAGCGCCATGGCACCGACTCGGTGTCGCCGTGGACGGTCACAAGTCTGGGGCTGAAATGCTCCAACTGGCAAAGGCCGACTACGAAGTCACGTTGTTGCCAGTGCGGTACATCACCCCCGGTGGTGTCCTGTTGGAGATGGAGGACCGATTCATCACAGCGCGAGTCAACGAGGACGGTTCGGTTGTTCCGTTTGAGACGGTAAAAAACCGTTACCGGGTTGTACAGAACGCCACGGTGCTGGACAAGGCATTGAATGTCTGTGGAGCATCGAAGGGTGACGCCGTTATGGATACCTGCGGTGTCCTCAAAGACGGTCGTGAGTTTTTCGCCACCATTGATCTTGGGACGTTGATTCTTGATCCCCATGGTGTAGCCGATCAGATCGGTCGTTACCTTGTGGTTCACACGAGCCACGATGGAACCACCCCGATTACCTATGCCTGCACGGACATTCGTGCGGTATGCAAGAACACCGTTCGCATGGGGCAGGCTATTGCCAAATCAACATTGACTGCCCGACACACGGTCAATTACGAGCGTGCGTTGGACGAGGCCAATGAGGTTCTTAACATCTCAACGGAATGGGCGAGGTCTTTCAAGACGACTGCTGAGAAGATGCTGGCCATTCCGGTTCCAGCCGGTAGCCACAAGATTGACCGGGTTCTTAACGGCTTGTGGCCTGAGAAGGATGCGGATACTGACCGCAAGAAGGAAAACCGCGAAGAGATTTTGACCAACGTCCGCAGCCTGTTTGCTAATCGCAAAAATGCGGCTGGCTATGGTTACAACGGGTGGAGCCTGTTCAACGCCGTAGGCGAGTATTACGACCACCATTGGTTTGAAGATGCTGACCGTAACGCAGCAGCGTCCATGACGATTGGGAACAAATCCCATCTCATGAAGGTAAGGGCATCAGATCTGATTCTTAATCTGGTCTGATGGGGCCGTCATGACAAACTACAAGTGCCCAAAGTGCAATCACCTAGAGGCGGATACCGGAAAGATACGCACCACAGGTGATGGTGCCTCCCGGTACATGAACGTCCAGAACCAGAAGTTCGGCTACACCGCATGTATGAACTGTGGATTTACAGAGTTTTACCGCGACTCCGGTAAAGACAAAGGCTGGAAGACGGTCCTAGATGCCCTCTCCAACTGATGAACGTTTAAATCAGTTTCTTGAACAAGTTGGGGAACTGAATCCGGAAGCCCTGTCATTCGATGGCTTTGACAATTGCATCGTCGGAGTTGGACAGCAATTTACCAAAGACCCTGTTCTCGTCTATGATGAGTTTCTGATGTTAAACCATCTCTGTGATACGGAGGGCTGGGAAGTGGATGAAGCATACGAATATTTGTGCTTCAACACCTTCGGTGCTTGGATGGGGGAAGGAACACCAATTGTCATTCGATCCTTACACGACTGTTGATGCCATGCCGGAGAAAGGCTCCTACAGAGGGTTTCCAAAGTGGGCGAAGGAGGACTTCACCACACATGGCTATTTAGCCACTTACGCCATTGGAGAATGTCGTTGCGTCAAATGTGTTTCCCATTGGGATGAATGGGTGTGGCAAACGGATAAAACGACATGAAAAAGAGTCTGGGTTCAATGTGTGCAGGAGCAATGCACTGGTTCATAGGCGACATCGTGTGGCACGGTTTTGAAGACATCTGCCCCCAACATGGTTCGCTCAACTGCGGTTGTGAAAAAACAGCCGAAACCGAATGGCCAGCGCCGACAGAAGATGAGAACGAGCCTTTTTGAGACTTGCCCATCTACTACTGTTAGTAGTGTTACCATATTCGTGGGAGGTAAGCCCATGAGATGTCGTACCTGCCGAAAAGACCTCAGTGAGAAGGTTCACCACGCCGCGGAAACCGGCATGTGGGAATTCACCGTTACTTGTGACTGCGGACGTTCCTACCTATGGCGACAAAACTGCCTGCGCCCAGTTAGTACGGGGCGAGCCTTCGTCTCGGGGTAATTGAAGAGTTCCAATGCCGACGCATGAATCGTCGGTCTCTTTCTGATGTGCCGCCCCATATGCCAACCTCATTGTTGACAATGGCATATTCAAGGCATTGACGTTGGACAGGACAAGCCCTGCAAATAGCGTAAGCCGCTGTTCGTCGTTGACGCTGGTCCTTGTCCTCTCTTAATATAAAAAATACACGGGTGTCGGTGTTTTTGCAGTTGGCGTATTCCAACCACTCTTCCTCTTCCAACGACACCCTCCCTACATCGAAGAGAACTCAAGAACAATGAATGGCCACTCGTCATCGTTTCCACGGCGCATAAGCGTGGGCCATTCCCGTTGATCTCTCATTCCCCGGTAATGTTTCACTTCCATCATATTAGGGTCTGTGGGATCCGGTGTGATGGCAATCCCAAATTCTGACCAGCGGCTCCACACGGCGGACCCGAACGGACGCATGTCCCTACTGTTGCCAGACCCAAGCGGAGCGTGATGCTCCAACCAAAGGGCACACCCATATTCAGAGCGAATATAGTCAAGAAACTTGGCTATTTCTGTAGTCACCGATTCAGATGTTCTACCACCGGGATCAAGAAAAGCCTTGTACAAAGGACCAAGAACTAATAGTTCTGGCTTAGTGGCATCTATCCATTCGATCAACTTGTTTCGATCGTTCACTTTTAAGAGGTCCAGCCCATCTGGTTTCACTACAAGATTTGCTTGCATCTCTTTTGCTTTACCGACAACCTCAATCCGGTTATAGATTCGTCGTGCTGTTCGACGGATAATCCGTTCCGGGTTTTCTAAATCTATGAACAATGTCCGTATCGGCGGCATCTTGTCTCGCCGGAAAGGATGGATTCCGGCAGAAGACATGAGCGCAACCTGTCTAGCCAAAAAAGTTTTACCCACACCTTCAGCCGCAACGATAATGACACGCTCTTGTCTTTCTAAAAGATTAGGAATAAGCCAGTCATATGCATCTTCCGATTCTTCGTTCAGCAGGGTCGCCCAATCGACCAACCTTCCTTTTTCTTCCAGCGAGGGTTCTTCCCCGTCAAAACCATCCAGCAGCCTTTTCGCTTTATTTACTCGCTGGCTCAAGGGAACACTGTGATCAAGATCCATGAGAGTTTCAACAAAGTCAGTGAATTCGTCACGAATTTCACTAGCAACAATCTCAAGATCAGAAAGCGTCAATCCCATGCCGATATGATCGGAAATATCTTTACCCTTGGCGGGCTTAAAAACCTTGACCTTTGCCCCAACTCCACGAAGTTCCGCAGCGACGCTGCTGGCATGGATCTCACCGGCTGCGTCATTGTCTTGGATGATTACAACTTTTGCCCCCGTTAGCGCCTTCGTATGGTTAGGAAGCCATTTATTCTGACCTTCGTCGCCAGCGCCACCGGGATTACAGGTAGCGACCTTCCCCAACCGTTCCAGAGTGGCAACATCCTTCTCACCCTCCACAACGTAAACGATTCCGTTGTTTCCGATTTGTTCAACGATTTCTGGTAATCGGTACAAGGGTTTTTCTATTCCTTGTGTGCCCCAAATCCATTCACCATTTTCGTACCGTTGCTGACGAAAGGTCTTACCGCCGTCTTCTTCACGAAACCGAAGCACCTGCATCACAGGCTCTCCGGCGATGTTCTTATAGACGTATGTGTCTTCTAGTTTCATTTTGCCTTTTGGCTGTTTATCTCCCGAATCTGGAAATAACTCGTTGGGCTTGAGACCCATCGACTCGCAGATTTGGTTGAAGTCGCATCCACCACCACGGTGGCAGTTCATAAGAACCTGACCTTCACGGCCAATCCCTATTGTCAAAGAGGGGTTTTGGTCATCTTCCCGACAGGGGCAGGCAGCATTCCAGCCAGTTCCAGAACTAGTTACTTTGTTTAAACGAGAAAGAACTAGGTCTATCTCAGGTGTTCTCTGTTGCACCTAGATACCTTTCCCGTTCTGCTTTACTCACTATTTGATCATACGCCTGTAGAAACAGTTCCCTATCGGAATTGGTTCTAAGAGCAGCACCATTATTGGGGAATGATCGCATCGTCTTGCCCACCAAGTCGTGGGGTTTCGTAAACTGGGTACCCGCCTCCGATCCGGCGATCGCTGCGCGAAACTGTGCCCATGCCTGCGGACGGGCAGGGATCGGATCGGCTAAAACAAGATCAATCGCTAAACGACGCACTTGCCCCACGCGAGGCATCCGGTCCTGATCTAAAATGATTATCTGATCCACAGCAGCATCCACATCCGCCTTGGAAAGATCAGAAAGAAACTTCCACCAAAGAGCAAATCGCTCTTGAAAGGGTGGCCCTCCCGTGGCAGCATTCCAGTTGATGCTTACCTTCTTTACTACTTTGGCAAGTTCCTCTTTCTCCATGATGTATTAAAGAAGGTCATCAGTGTTGGCGTAATCTTCAATAACTTTAAAGCCTTCTTCAACACGGTCGTAAATATCTAAAAACATCTCAATGTGCTTTTCATCACGCAGGATCAACTCTATATCATCATACTTCTTTCCCTGCGGGTTGTGGCCCATGTGCCACGGAGAATGCGTCGCTCCGGATATAGCGTCCTTGCATGGTTCGATACCATACATCCGGATTGATTTTTCAATCTTGCTACGGCGCTTGTCGCCTAATACTGGTCGTCGTCCTTTTGCACTTGTTCTACAAAGAGACACCCAATGTTGAAAGACTTCAAATATTTCCTCTGCTGTTACTTTTGACGCTGCCACTTGTTTCCCTTTCTCCTTGTGAACGCAAGTCCACCGTTATCGTTAATATCCCATCTTCCAAACTAGCAGCAGCATCCGCTATGATCGCATAGTCCGTATATGACTGTTGGACATTTTTGATCCAAGCCTGCCTAGAGGTGCCCTCCAACGGAGGCATGGGGCGGCTCTTCACTGCTTCGGCGCGCTCACTAAAGCGAGCGATGAGGTCGTCGCACCATTGTTGCTGGGGATCTGACGACGGCATGACCCCAATAGTAGGGGACTCCCCGACGGAAGGCAAATGGGGTTAGCCCAAGGCCCGAAGTTGTCTCCCTGTCATAAAGACAGTTGCTGAATCAACTCGCATCATTCCATTGGGAGCAGCCCGAATCACAACGTCTATCTGCTCTATCGGCACCTTGAATCGACCGGCCAGTAGCGCTTTGTATTTCATGCCTTCCGCCTCAGCATCCGGAAGACCGTCATCAAAAGGAGTTTCCTCTGGAACTACAAGTGTCTGAGAGAGTTCTTCAAAACCGGCACCGTCCAAGCACTTGGTACATCCCAACACGCCGGATGGGGATTTTCGCTTCCTTGTGATGGTGTGACCGCAACTGAGTTCGTGCATCCAAGTGACATGCCCGTAGCCACCCATCTTGACAACCTTGACCGCCTCACGACGAGGGGCATTACGAGGACTGGGCATCCTTGATCTTTTCTTCAAACGCCTGCTTGTCGCACCACGCATTTGCGTCTCGGACTGCTTGCGTCAAATGCTCAGACCACGGCATACATAAAATCAACCACCATTCATGATGGGACCATTCGGGAGTAAGGCCATTCAGTGGAGAAACTTCATGAAGCCGACGAACAACATGGTCAACTTCCTGCCAAATGGTCTTTTGACTTTCGATCCACTTTTTGGCTTTTTCCGCAGCGGCCTCATCCGTCGGATCCATGAGATAGCGCATCACATCTCTACTACCCTGTTTGGGCAACTGGCGTTCAAAGGACGCCATTTCGATAGCGTTTACCAAATCTTCCGGAATCTCAAATGTTATTTCAGCCACCCGAACCCATTTCCTTATAGCAATCTGAACAAAGATATTTATGATCAGCCTCGTAGCAATAACACAAACAATACTTGCATAGGTCTCTTGTTAAAGAATCTAGATGTCGTACCATGTGAAAGCGTATTTTGTGCGTTTCGTTTTGCGTTCTGCCCTCCATCCACTAAACTCTAGGTGACGAGATGGCAGAGGTCAACTTTCTGCCACACCGATAGCCTACTTTCGAGAAAGGAAAGAGGAGATGTCCATACTAGTCAAAGGGCTTGTTGTACTTTCATGCGCCTTTATCGTGGTGTTAGCCCACAACGACCCTCCCCCGCCGATCGAAGTTGAACAGGTTGTCCTCGTAGCGGAGAAACCGATTCAAATCGAAGCCTCCAAATCACATCAAAGGGCTACGACCCAACAGGATCCAATCGTTAGCACTACTACTACTAGTTCTACAACAACGACAACAACGACAACAACGACAACAACGATAATCCCGATTCAAACAATGCCGGGAGTGGATCCTTCCCAGTGTCGTACCGCCGATGCCCGTGACTTTATAGAACGCGTGCCATTCTCTGTCGGATTCCCACTAGATGGGAATACACCAGCGACAGGGACGATAAAAGTAGTTCTTCTTCCTATCGACTTTTCCGACGCAATCGGGACCGAACAGGAAATCTTCAACGCACAGAATCAAATAGGCAAATTCAATGAATGGGTAGATTCTCAATCCCGATCGGCGCTGACCGTTGATTGGGTATTTCCTGAGGGATGGTGGCGCGCCTCAAAGGAATCTTCGGAATATGGCCTCAGCCCGGAAACCATTCACACAGCGATGACTGGCGATGCCCGTTCCTACTTCACAACAGTTGAAACCTTTGGCACAGAGGCAGTTGCTCTTGCTGATCCATTTATTGACTTCACGGATGTTGAATTCGTCTTCGTACTTTTACCTGAAACCATCGTGCATATCGACCCCCATGTTGGTGCTTTCCATCTCAATATCCCATCCGATGAAGGCACTATTGAAAAACTGTGGGGTGGAGGGGCGTTTTTCTACAAGCGGAACTATGACGGGCGTCCCAAGGAACTGTGGACAGCGTGGGTCCATGAAATTGGGCACACATGGGGTCTTGCCGGTCACGCTCCTGTGGCGACACTTGGCAGAGAACTGGAAGTGGGTTCAACTGAATCAGACCTTCATCTAATGGGAAACCAAGATGCGGTTCATCAAGTGTTTTCAATTTGGGATCAATGGCTTCTCGGCTGGCTTCCAGAAAAAGAGGTTTATTGCCTACCCGCATACCAGATTGAAAGCACAGACGTAGAACTGGTCACATTGGACCGTTTAGATGAAGAGGGTTATCGAACGGCGATGATCCCCGTTAATGAAACATCAATACTCGTTGTCGAATCTCGCGACTACGGGATCGTGGTGTATTTGGTTGATACGACTTTGGATTACGACCGAAGTGCCGAAAGCGAGGGGGTTGCCTTAGATCGGTTCGCCACCTATCTAACGGACCTTGTCCTTCATGTAGGCGAGTCGATCTCCTACGAAAGAATTGGGATTTCAGTTGTCCGAAGTGGTGTAATCAACATCACATATGAAATGTCAGAGTTGGAACGATATCTAATATCGGCAGAAGAAAATGAATGGGGCTTGCCGGACGACGTTTGGGCGTACAACTACGACCCGGTAGTCGTCAACCCCGATCATTTCACTGATGTCCCATTCCTGATTGATCAGATGTACGGGTTCTATGAACGAGGGTCGCACATCGTGGAATTGCAGCGACTTTTAGGTATGCGATTTGTGGATGGCATCTACGGCCCTGCTACCCGACGCCTCCATATGGAATGGTTCGGATCTTTTGAAGCAGCACATCGGTACTTTTACAATCGGGAAACTTGGTATTCCGAAACCATCGACCCAGAAGAAGACTGGCGACACAATTGGGCGAATTGGGAAGAGCCACCAACATTGCTAGAGTTGGTCAACTTGTACTTCTTGCCGGAAGATCGCGAGTGGGCCTTGAAGGTGGCCCAATGCGAAAGTAGCGCACGACCCAACGATACCTATTCCAATGCTGTGAGTTCTGCATTGGCTGTTGGATGGTTTCAACACCTAAGCAGATTCTGGTTAGAAAGAAGCCAGCGAAGCGGATGGTACGGTTATGACATCTTCGATACTGAACCCAACGTAGCCGTTGCTGCTTGGCTTTTCTATGAAAATGGCGATTCGCATTGGAACGAATCAAAGAGTTGCTGGAAAGGAACAGCACATGGCTGAGAACAAAGAACTAATCGAATCCGATGAGATCAAGGATGTCTACAACACTCCTTTTGGAATCATCACCTTCTATAAGAAGGACGAACCGGGTCCGAAGGGGCATAAGGCCGGGACAAGCAACACCGTCCCTCACGAGGGTGAGCCAGTCCCCCGTCGGATAAAACTAAAAAAGAAGTATCGGCAACAGTCGTGATTGTTCCCCATCCAGCAAAGTTCGGACGCAAGCATTTGGATGAGATCATCTCCATCCTTGGGGGCGATCCTGAACTTACTGTTTTAGACCCATTCGCCGGGGTAGGTACAATTCATGAGTTGCCGTATTTCACCCGTGGCGTTGAGTTAGAACCGGAATGGGCAGAGCAACATCCATTAACCGCTGTGGGGAGTGCCCTCAGAACTGGTTTCGGTAACGAAACTTTTGATGCTGTGGTTACATCCCCCTGTTTCGGTAATCGCATGGCAGACAACTACGAAGCAAAGGACGACAGTAAGCGCCACACCTACCGCCAATATCTAGGTAGATCCCCATCGGAGGGGAGCGCTGCGGTAATGCAGTGGGGAGAGGATTATCAACATTTCCACACAGAAGCATGGTTAGAGACCAAGAGGGTTCTTAAGCCCGGTGGGATACTGATCATCAATATCAAAGACCATATCCGTGATGGAAAGATTCAGTTCGTCACCAAATGGCACGCGGACGCTTGTAGCGGGATTGGGCTAAAACAAATCAATACGGTGATCATTCCAACGGTCGGATTGACCCACGGGGAGAACTTCAATCAGCGGATTCCCCACGAATCCTTGTTGATTTTTGAAAAGCCAGAACCTTTCGTTTCCTAAACAGTCGTTAACCCGATAAAATAAGATCATGAGCAGACATTCTGTGCGGGCGAAGATCCGCCACAAGAACAGAGATATCCATTTGGGATATTACGCCTCCAAGGCTCAGGCTATGGCAGCGCAGGATGCTGCCCATGCTGCTTTAGACAAGTGGGAAGAACTGAATCCTCCACCAGAGCCGATCAAGCGCAAAATGCCGTCGATTGCCACGTTGATCCATTTCATCAATGCGGGAACCTATGACCTCGTTATTGAGGAACTAGCAGAGACCGCAGCAGGCCGGTACCACTTAATAAAAAGACACAACTATAAGAGAGGGAAGTTCCCTAGTGGCGTCCCTTCTCTAAGTCGTGCCAAGTAACGAATATGATTATGGCGAGAAGGAGCATCGCGCCTAATCCAACCCATTTGACGATACTCCACACCACTTTTTAACCGTCTCTTCTTTCAAATTAAGTCTAAACATTATTGCTTTGATTGTCACACCACTTTCATACATGCTTTTAACATGGTCTGAAAAGCGATAGGACTTGTATGCCATTTGCATATTATCACAAAACCTGCTATACTGTGTGTGAAGAAAAGTACGAAAAGTGATAAAAAAAGTGTGTTCGCACGCCTTGGTCACTTAGAGAGAGGAATACTAACTTATATGACTGTTTTTTGGGACAGAGGTTACGTCGCAGCCGAACATGCGTTCGATACAACTCGCAAGAGCGAGTTGGTTGCCAACCTCATCAAGAAGAACAAATTCGATGGACTAAACAATGGGATCGTTCTCAACGCGCCCCGTGACGAGTTCATAGAAGAAGCAGAAAAACTCATCACGTTGCTGCATGAGGAATCTTATGTTCATGCTTTGCAAACCGGTGAACCTGTTTCGTTGGCTTCGTCCAACGGCTTTGAATGGGATCCGGGTATTTGGACAATGGCCGTACACAGTACCGCCGGGATCTTGAACGCCGTCCACGATGCAACATACGGTTCTTTCAATCGGCAACAAATCGGAACCTGCCACGGCAGCCTATCTTCCGGATTGCACCACGCAGACCACCGAAACGGTTTGGGTTTTTGTACCGTAAATGGTCTCGGTGTTGCTGCTTGGTACGCCAATGAAACATGGGGATGCCGACGAGTGCTGATCCTTGACTTCGACGCGCATTGCGGCGGGGGCACGGCGACATTTGTCGAAGCAAACCAGATGGACTGGGTTGACCAGATAGACCTAAGCACAAATCTGTTCGATGCCTACGAGTCAAACGACAGGCGTCAACTGTATGTCGAAAACAAAGAGGATGCGTACTTGGACAAGGTGCGAGACATCCTGAACGATGTCACATGGGACGATTACGACCTTGTGTTGTACAACGCCGGGATCGACCCGCATCCACAGATTTCGATCAATGGATTGGCCATACGGGATCGCCTTGTTTTCAATCGTGTTTCCGGCGAAAACATACCTTGTGTGTATGTCCTCGCAGGAGGATACACATGGTCATATGGCGATTTGGAAACAGTTGCACATACGCATTACAACACGGTGTTGGCCGGGGAACGGCTACTTGAGCCTTCCCGGCTTTCATCGGCGGAAATATACATCCCCAATACTGACGCGATGGACTACGACGGTGAAATCTCGTTTGCGTCCTCACAGGAGATGTGATAAGATAGTTCTATCTAGCAAGTATCCATATTAACCTATTGTTCTGAGAGAGGACAAAAGTGAACAAGATCACCAAACGCGACCAGTGGGTCGTTGTCAGCATGGACGGTTTCGGACAGTTGATGGCATCCCGCCCAAAGGTCGCAGTTCTGTATGACCTCATCCAGAACGCCATTGACGAAGATGTCAAGACTGTTGATGTCAAGTTGGAATCCATCTCCGGACGCCGGGGACGGGCACGCCTCACAGTAGAGGACGACAGCCCGGAAGGATTCGCAGACCTAACCGATGCGTACACGATGTACAAGCCGTCCAAGAAAAAGGGCGACCCCACCAAGCGTGGTCGGTTCAACGAGGGTGAGAAGTTCGTGCTGTCGCAGTGCGACTCAGCGACGATCACCACCACAACTGGCACCGTCATGTTCGATGACGACGGGCGTACAACCTCAAGGGCAACGCGTCCGTGCGGTTCCGTCTTCGACGGGATTGTTCGGTGGACACAAGATGATGTGGAGGAAGTTCTCAAAGCGGTCCAACATTTGTTGGTACCCGAAGGGGTGACCGTCACCATCAATGGTTCTGTCATGGTTGGTCGTGAGCCGATCAAACGAATCATGGGCATCTCCTTGCCCACGATCCGTGTATCAGAAAGCGGAGTGTTTAGGCCCACCAGTCGCAGCACCTGCGTGGACGTTGTCCGGGTGGACCCCACGAATGGGGAGAAGCCACACATCTATGAGATGGGCATTCCTGTTGTGGAGATCGACACGCCGTGGCATATCAACGTGGACCAGAAGGTTCCATTGAACCGTGACCGTGACAACGTGACACCCGCCTATAGGCGGACATTGCTTGGTGCGGTATTGGAAGAGACACACGGCCTGCTGGATGAGGAAGAGACATCAGCGGTGTGGGTGACCGACGCGATTCCGGGTGCGAACGAGGACACAGTTAAGAGTGTCATGGATACCCGTCACGGGGAGGGTTGGGTTATCGGTACCCCATCAGATCGGGAAGCCGACAAGAACGCCATCGCCCACGGATATCAGGTTGTCAATGGTGGTTCCTACACCAGAGATGTTTGGACTGCGGTTAGAGAAACCGAAGCAGCCGTATCGTCGGCTACTGATTTCTCGTTGAAGCCCAAGGGCAACATCTCCGATCCGAAATTGGCTACGGGGTGGAAAGCCGAACAGATCCAAGAGTATTGCAAGAAGGCTGTTCGACATCTCCTTGATAAAGACATGAAGATTGAGGTCTATGACGACGGACGACTCGTCGCCGGTCTGCACAACCCATCTCGCATTTTGATCAACCTCGCCCACATGCAAAGAAGCACCACCGAATGGTTAAACCTACAGTTGGATGATCTCCTTATTCATGAGTGCGCCCACGAATTCAGTGGCGACCATCTGACCATGGGGTACATCCACGCCTGCACCCGACTGGGAGCGAAGTTCAGGACATTTGACTTGAAGTTGAAGTTGGAGGAACCGGCATGAACAACATGAAGCGTTGGGGCGGAAAAGACAAAGACAAAGACAAAATGTCGAAGACACCGTTTGACAGCGAGATCCAAGCAGCAGTTGAAAATGCTGCCACAAACCGCAGAGGCAACGAAGTGTTGTCTCGTCTAAACGGCGACGCGATCGACATGGCGACATCCGGGGCGTTGGTTGACAAGGCCCAATTCTTTGATCGGTTTCGCGGCAACTTCGCAGCAAAGTTGGGCATAACTGATGAACACGCGCATGACGTTCATTCGTCTCCCGTGGTTCAGGAAGTCATGGCGTCAGACCACAACTGGCTTGAAGGCATCCCAGCCGGTCCTGTATTGACCTCACCGTTTTGGGGACAAGGCTTAAGGGGTTACGTCAAAGACGGACTTCGCAACTTGGGTATCTCGTTAACGGAAGAAGGGATGCCAATCCTTTCTAAGACAAAGGGTGCCGAATTAGCACACGCAACCCACACCGAAGCCATCAACTACTACTTGCGTCAAATAGCGGCGAAGGATCAGATCATTGAGGAATACCTTCACCGTGACGACCTGATGTTCACGTTCAATTGGGATGACGACACAACGCCTCAAAACTGCCACAGGAAGATGGCGAAGGAGATGGCGAAGGCACAGGTTCTTTGGTTGGAGCCTTGGGTCGCCCAACTTATCGACGCGGGAGCCGACCAACTATTCGACAACGGAATGAAAACCGGGCAGTGGCCCACAATCTCACCTGATGAAATGCGTGTGTTCGATCACAATATGTTCATCGTCAGTGTTGGAACCGACAAGGACAGCGGAGCGACATGGCCCACCATCCATTGGTTCTGTCGCGGGGTCGGACATCGCAGCGTCAGCAAGGACACATGGCAAAACCAGCCAGCCCACCATATTGCCCAAATGACCGCCGGATGGGACCAGACGACAGCCCCCATCCTCAATTCTCATCCCATGCTCGTCATGGGGTTTGATGATTGGGGAAGGTTTGATACCTCAACCTATTGGAACTTCGATGAAGAGATCTTTCTTGCGGCTACAGCACAAGTCATGACTGTGCCCGATCTGCCTCGCCGTGGTGACCACAGTTGGAAAGCGCGTGAGGACGGGAGCCTAGATGCCGACGGGGACGAATCCCTGATGCCTGCTTGGTATTGGGACAAGCGTCAAGAACTCATCCAACTTTGGAATGACAAGATCGAAAAAATGTCTCCAAAGGAAAAAGCAGTCTTCACGCGAGCGCCTTACGAATTGACCTCAATGCCTTCATGGGCTATCGCCCCGGACAACGCCAGAGTACGGTGCGGTGTGCGTGCGTTGTTGGATTACGTCAACCGTAAGAACATGAACGAACTAACTGAGGTTTCTATTCCTTACCGGCGACTCAAGATTACGAAGCGTAATGCTGGCAAGTTCGGGTTCGATCCGAAGGCGTGGAAGCCCACGATCAAGATCATCGACCTGCCTCGCAAGCCTTACCGACCGAAGGTGGACACGGTGTCCAACCGGAGGCTGACCTGTCAGCATCTTGTGGAACAGCACATCCGTCAGCAATACTACCCGTCATTGGGGATCGCAAGAGACGAGGATGGGGACTTCAACCCAGAATCCCACAAGGCAATCCTGATCCCCACCCACATCAAGGGACCGGAGGATCGCCCGTTCAAAGAATACAACCAAGTTGTCTATGCGATCTTGGCAGCAACGGAGGCAGAAGAGTGAGGTTCAAAGCAGTAGTAGCATCAATAATCATTGGAACGGTTTTGGCCGCAACCCCAGCCAACGCCACCCACGACACGATCTACTCACCCTGCTCCACGGAGTACGGGTACATCCACATGACCTACGACGAGTGGGCAGCGCACATCACCACAATGGAGGCCGACGGCACAATCCCTCCCGGCATGGTGTTCCGCTACTACGAAGAACTACACGGAGGCAAAGGTGGCACCGTCTTAGAGGACGGCTCAATCCCGGCGTGGGATACATGGGCCTACCACTTGACAGACGGAACCATATTGTCCATTTCTGATTGGGCAAACGGCGACCACCCCGAAATTGAAGAACTGATGTTCGCTTCCGGCAAGGTGCCCGAATGGATTCTGGACGCCAACATGGTCATCCGCCGGTTCAACGATCCCTACTGGGCTGCGGCGAACCCGATGACCCCATCATGGTCTGTCTGGCAGTCACTCTGCATGGGCGACTACGGGTATTCAATACCCGTTATGGAAATCAACGAAGACGGCGTGTGGGAATCCAATATTCCTACCACTACTACGATCGCGATCGTGCCGACAACAACACTTCCCCCCGATCCCCAGCCGGGACCGGAAGGCGAATCGCCACAACCTCCACCAACGACCACCACGTTGGACAGTTCGACGGTGGAGGGTCCGGAAAATACAATCACGGAGGATCAGGATGTGCCCTCATCCCCTCCACCCATTGTGTCCCCGGACTCTCCATCGTTGTTAGACGATTACGACTTATTCGACGCAGAATGGGAGGGCTATCCGTTTGAGCAGACCATCCTTCTTCTTGAAGAACGATACCCACCCGGCACACCGGACAAATATCATTTCCGCCTGTCGGTGGCTGTCGAATTCCTCCGCAACGGAGGGATGGTCAAAGGATTAGATAACCTGTGGGACTACGGGTCGTGAAAGAAAGAGCCTACGATTTGTTTGTCCTTAGTACAGGACCGATCCTGCTCTTACTCATCTACTTTCTTTGGAGGATAATCACATGATCAAGTCACTGTTTTTTGGAGCCATCATGGCAGTCTCAGGTGGCATCGTCGCCGGGGGACTCATCGGTGAATGGTGGGCATTCGCCCTGCTGATCCCGGCGGGCGCATACGTCGGATGGAGGGCCGGAGAGCGATGAACCAGAAAAAAGACCCCGACGCCGTATTCCCGATTTCTTCCAGTGTCGTCCTACTCGTTCTTGACGGGGCTGAGGCCCGCTTGTTGATCTGGGCGCTCAAGTACGCACGACCATATGCGCGCCGATGGCGGAGGGATCAGATGAAGGAACTGAGTGCAAGAATAGAAACATTGGAAAGCAAATGAGCCTTACGCACGGTTACCTTGTGGGAGACATGAATAAGGTCAACTTGGATCCCGATCGGATAGAGAAACCATGGGAGGCCATGTACCGGTCGATCCTGAGGCGTTTCGCAGAGATTGTGGAGAACAACGAGGGCATGGAAGCCGTCGAACGGATAGTTCTATTTCATGTCGATCTCATGCGGGATTATGATCACCCTGCCCCCCTACCCACAAGACAAATGAGTTATCCGGAGTTGGAGTCACAGGAACTTGCTACACAGGAAGCAATGGAACAGATCGCTAACGCCCTTCCAACCGACGGAAACAAGATCACCCCCAAGATGCTGAACTCCAAAGCCGACCTGCAAGACCTCTTAGACGGAGCCGAAATGTTCCGAACCGTCAAAACCGTGGACCCAATCGACGTAAACGCCTGCCCCGGTGTTCTTCTTGGCGAGCCGGAACCCGATCCCAACCTGCGCCCCATCGCCATCCGCCACTGGGACGAACGCTGAGACGAAACCTCCACAAGATGAAAAAGCCGAACAAGTTTCACACTAAACAGCAAGCATCGAAAAAATTTTTTAGATTCGCCTTATGGCTATTGTTCAGTGGCGCTATCATCTATATGTTGTTGTATATCCCTGATTTGAAAGGTCGTTGGTAATGACGAAAGATATTTCACCAGAATTGATTGCTAATTGGCACAAAGAGATCGAAGAGTTCCTAACCCGTACCTCCCATCGGGAAACATTCACCGCAACAGAGATCCAAGACTTCCTGTTGGACCTGCGGAACCTGTCCAGTCAAGAACTAGACGAAATAGAACACATTGTGGACGACGCTGCCACCCTCGCTGCCTCCGTTGAAAACCCTACGGTGGGAGTCGGGAATCCGGCGGGCGCATCTTCTGAGTCGGACCCCACGGTCGCCTAGTCCCAACAGAAACAAAACTATAGGAAGAAGAACATCGTGTATGTGTACATAGGAACCGGAGACCACCGGGGTACCTTCGCAGTCGGGTTCTATCTAACCAAATGGAAGCACGACGGAAAGCCCTACAACGAGTGGCAAGAAGAATCCGTCCACAACACCAAAAAAGACGCAGCCTGTAGGGTCAACTACCTCAACGGAGGTACCGGCGAACCAATGGTCGATCACCGAAACACCGACTGGCGAAACCCCTACAAGAACAAGAGTTGGTATCCCTACTCAGAAACCGGCTAACAACGTGGACGGACAGCCCCCCGACATGGAGCATGTTGAAACGCGCCCCACAGAATGGGAAGGCATGTGGGAAGAAGAACCCCCACAGCCGAAAAGCAACCAAAAACAAGGCCGAAAATCGAAAAGACCCCCTATGGTGCTTAAGCCCCAAAATGTAAAGCAAAACCCTGAACGTAACCAAACCGTAACATGACCATAATTAGCCTAGTAATAGCAACAACAATTTTCATCGGACTCATCATCCACCAACACCAATAAGTCGCTCCCCGGATAGTCTTATCCAAACCAAATGAGAACCCCAAAAATTTCTGACACCGCTCCCCCCCCGTATGCAGGTCGGCCAGAAAGTTCGTTCGTTCGGGACTACCTGACTTCTCGGTATGTTACTCATCAGTAACCTGAGTCGAACGTTTGTTCGTTTGTTGTTACCTCTTGGTAACTTACGTTTTCGTTTTTGTATGTTACCTCTTGGTAACTTGTGAAAGTGAAGTCGCATGTTACCGATTAGTAACTTATGAAAGTGAAGTCGTATGTTACTCATTGGTAACCTGCTGTTTGTTTCTCCAAAAAGAAAAAGAAATAGTCAAAGGTTTGATCATCAAACGTAGCGTGATGCTCTCGTCAGTCGCCCCATCTGTGGAGGTTCGCATCGTCACCGGGAGGTCCGTCACTTTCCAATCGTTGTGTCAGACATTACTCATTGCCTCGTTGACCTAATGCCTGAAAGATTTTTTCTCTACATGGCGAGCGCATTATTAGGAACACCTCATACCTGTACTCTCACCTCTCCTTCCTTACCTCACCCTCACCTCACCACTCTTCACCTCACCTCACCTCACTCTTCTCTTCACTCCTCATCTCTCCTCACCTCCTCACCCTCTCCTCTCCCTCACCCTCATCTCCCTCCTCCCTCCTCACCTCTTCCCCTACCCTCACCTCTCCCTTTACCTTCACCTCTTCCTCTACCCTCACCTCTTCCTCTCTCTGTTGTCACACCCCTCACCTACTCTCATCACATACCCTTGCAAC